CATAATACACGATTATGCAACGCACGACAGCCCTACAGACGGATTGAACGGCAACCGATAGCGAGAATCGGGTAGGGTGCTATTGATTGGTTCTTTGACATATTGATACGATAAAAAGATATATTTCTGCGAAGGCACGTAAGCGAAGCCAGTGATGGTGGATAGTGGTGGGTGCAAGTGGAACGGAATTGACACCGATAGCAACCGAGGATAAGCCGACAATGGGCGAATGGTTGTATATGTCTGATGGTGGTAAAGCCACGAAGTTGAAATGATTTTTACTTTCAGCACGCCAATTTGTCTTTAGCGTGATGAGTATGCTTGGTTAGGCACAAGTATCGCTGAAAGGTCTTATAGTCTGTACTGAACTGAAATAAGGTTCTGCTATTCGATTAGGGTACAGATACTTATTTAAATTTATACGATTATGAAAACAATCCAATTCGTTTTATCTATATTGGTTGGTATATGTGCTGCCGGTATGCTTTACGGGGCTATTACTACTTACAGTCCTATGAAAATATTCTCTATCACTATAATGAATGTTATATGTGTAGGGTGTGTGTCGCTCATGAGAATAACTTATAGAGAACTTAAAACAGACCGCTAAAAGGTAGTCCTATAATCCGGCACAAGGCGCATGGGGATGAGTGCACAATCACCTTGTAAACCAGCTGGGCGGTAATTTATGAAGTAGCATTGTTGGAATGCGTGTAAGCGATTAATTGTTGGTATTAACTTATATTCTAATTTATATATTCATTTAGCTTACAAGAAGTAGGTTCGACTCCTACCTTTTTAACGACATTTTAAATTTATACGATTATGACAGTGGAAGAATTAAGAGGCATGACGCATGAAGATTTAGTAAGGCGTGTGCAGGAACTGGAAGAGGCTAACGAGAAATTAGCTGAAGAGAAAAATACATGGTATAAATCTTGGAGTGATTTGAACCGGAAGTTTGATCATTTCAAGAACGCGGTTAAAAGCATTGTTCTGATAATAGATTAGATATTCGTGTTTTATTTTTTTGTTTGTACTGGGTGTGCCGTCCGTGAGGATAGTGCACCTTTTTTTAAAAAAAGGATGGTTAGCTTATCGGTTAGAGCTTCGTGTTGCGCAACCAATTGGCATGATTGAGAGGGGGTCGATTCCCTTACCATCCACGAATCATTAATTAAATTTTATTTTTATGGCAAAAGAACTGAAAGAAAGGACAGAAATCAAGAAAAAGCTGAAAAAGAAGAATGACAGAATCAGTTTTGACTTTAGCGACAAGCTTGCTGGACAGCTTCGCAGGTGTACCGCTGACCTTAACAGGCTGGCAAGGATTGACCGGATAATAGACAAGAAGCAAACTTTGTATTCGGTGGACACTAACAGGGAAGCCGGATATATTGAGGTTGTCCGCAATTATTAATCAGCCGTCTTACACGATTATGAAGAGAGTTTTTAACGAACTTACACCTGAATGCGAGATTACGGCACGAATGTATGCACAAGGGTATGAGAAGAAGGAGATAGCCGATTTGAAATGCAGGGCTGTGAGTACGATAAACAACCAGTTGCAGAAGGCTTTTGAAATTCTTCATGTAAGAAATGGAAGAGAACTTGCTACCATGCTTTACGAACGAATAGCTGGTGTGAAACTTACAATGGATTTTTCACCGACTGTTCGTGCGTCTGTTGCATGTTGCTTATTGTGTGTATTTTCTCTATCGCTTTATCACGAACAGGGCGAGATGAGAAGAGGAAGAGAAACAAGAGTAGAACGAATTGAAAGAACTGGACGGTATGGAGGTAAGACTTGAATTATTTGAATTTAAAAATATCTGCATGGACATGGCGGAGCTTGGTGCAGCTGCCAGTGAGAAGAAACGGTCTCCTGTATCTGATGAAATCAAGCAAAGAGAAGCGTTCAGATGGTTAAAGACACTTGGGTATGAACCTAACTTTTTGGAAAAGTTAGAGAAAGAAGGATTGGTGCATAAGAAAAGAAAAGGCTCATCCAGAAATTCTCCTATCATATATTCCAAGTTCGAGATACAATCCGCTATTAATGCTTTTAAAATGAGTAAATATCTGAACAAATAACCCTATAAAATTTACGATTATGAGCGAGACTTGGAAGGATGTATATGGATATGAGGGTTTATACCAAATAAGTAGCAGTGGAAGGTTAAGAGGACGTTATGGTAAAATCCAAAAGCCTATTATCACCAAATCCGGATATGTACGATATACATTATCTAAAAATTGCATTGAAAAGAAAATTATGGCTCATAGGCTTGTTGCATCGGCGTTTATAGACAATCACGAACATAAGCCACAAGTGAACCATATCAATGGTGTCAAAACAGATAACCGGGTTGAGAATTTAGAGTGGTGTACTAATTCTGAAAACATAAAGCATTCTTTTAAAATCGGTATTAAAGATTTTAAAGGAGGAAAAGGTCCGGCAGCAAAAAAGGTGACAGATGTTGTAACTGGGAAAATATGGAATTGTGCATTGGATTGTGCTAAAGACATAGGGATTCATCCAGTTACATTGCGGAACAAGCTAAATGGTCATTGTAAGAATAATACAAATCTAAAATATTTATAATCATGAGTTTAATTAAGAAAAGTAATGAATTAGTTATCCCGACCACCGTGAAGATGATGATTTACGGTCAAGCCGGAATGGGAAAGAGTACGGTAGCATTGAGCGCACCGAAACCGCTGCTGTTGGACTTCGATAACGGCGTGAAGCGCATGAACATGGCGCACTTGGAGAATATAGACACGGTACAGGTCACTTCATGGAGCGATGTTCAGCAAGTTCTTCAAGAGGACTTGTCCGCTTATCAGACCATTGTAGTAGATACCATCGGCAAGATGATGGACTTCATCATTACTCACAAGTGTGGAACCCGCCAGCCGTCCATCCGTGATTGGAGCGGTATCAATGCAGAGTTTTCATGGATGACACGAACACTTTCGGGGCTTAACAAGCACATCATTTTCGTTGCCCATCGCGACACAAGAAAAGAAGGTGATGATACGGTGTTTATCCCTGCCTTGCGTGAAAAATCCTACAACTCTATCGTTACCGAACTGGATTTGCTCGGTTATCTTGAAATGAAAAGCGAAAGAGGCGTCCAAAGACGTACCATCACTTTTGACCCAACTTCAAGAAATGACGGTAAGAATACTTGCAATCTTCCTTCAGTGATGGAAGTTCCTACCATCCTTGACAAGAATGGTAATCCAACCGCAAAGAACGACTTTATCACCGCCAAGATAATCAATTCGTATTTGGGTATGCTTGCTGCCAAGAAAGAGGCACAGGAAAAGTATGATAAAGTTATTGAAGAGATAAAAGAACAGATCGAACTTATTACGGATGCGGAATCTGCCAATAATTTTATCGCGCAAATAGATAACTTTGAGCACGTTGGTTCTTCAAAGCAAATGGCGGCAAAGTTGGTAGCTAACAAAGCGAAGTCTTTGAATCTGAAACTTAATTCAGAAAAGAAATATGAACCAGCAGCCTAAATATCGTATTTACGCAACGCTTCTTGATGCCTTTGGGGCATATCTGAATAGTGATGTGATTTGGGATAAGTACTGGGGGTGGTCAGAAAATCCACCCCATACTCCTGAAGAATTTCACGAACAACAGTTTCAAGAACTGATAGACCGGATTAACCGCAAGCCATTCGATAGCGAAGCGGCAGACCGTGGCACGGCTTTCAATGAAATCATTGATTGTATGATTGAGAACCGTAAATCTTCTATAATGGAAATTAGCAAGGCATATCACGATGATGGAAAACTTTACGGGATAAAAGCTGTTTACAACAATCGCACTTTCACTTTTCACATTGACCTTTGCCGCGAGTTTGCCAACTACTACAAAGGAGCATTAACCCAACAAAGAGTAGAAGCCATCTTGCCTACTGCATACGGTAGTGTATTGGTTTATGGTTTGATTGACGAACTGATGCCTACCAGTGTTCACGACATCAAAACAACCGGTAGTTATACCGTGGGAAAGTTCAAAGATCACCACCAGCATTTAGTTTATCCTTATGCTCTTATGCAGAATGGGTCGGATGTACGGACATTTGAGTATAACATTGTAGAGTTCAACAAAGGCGGTTATGTGGTAGATACCTATACAGAAACATACGTTTTCAATCCTGAACGTGATATTCCTATTCTTACTAATCATTGTGAGGAATTTATCCGGTTTTTGGAAGAAAACAGAAAATTGATAACTGACACTAAAATCTTTGGAAATGAATGATGGAGTTTATTTTGACCAAAATGGTAACGAGGTAATCGTAATCAATGGATTTGAATATTCACGAGAAGAATTTGATTCCCTTGTGAATATATGTGGAGATTGCAATATATAATAAAAAGAACCAGTAATATTAGGTTATGGCAAATCAAATAACCGGACGGATAACCGAAATCGGACAAACTGTTCAAATACCATCCAAAAACGGTGGTTCCTCGTTTACAAAACGGGAGTTCATTTTAGATGCTACCACTTACGACCCTTATACGGGAGAGCGTAGCGAGTATGAGAATGTTATTCCCTTAGAGTTTTCAGGCGATAAGTGTGCAGAACTTGACCGCTTTAATCAGGGTGATGTTGTTACTGTATCATTTGTCTTACAAGGGCGTTCTTGGACGAATCAAGACGGAGAACTCAAACGTATGGCATCTATTCGGTGCTACAAAATAGATGCGCGTGGTGGTGTATCGCAACAAACAACATCGGTACAACAGCCAGCGCCACAACCGACCTATCAGCAACAGCCGCAGAATTTCCCGCCTCCGGTTGATGTTAATGGCAATGTAAAGGACGATTTGCCTTTTTAGCGTATGTTGTTCGACTTGAAGAATGAATTTCAAATACCCAAGTTCAAGGAGTATGTAAACAAGCTGTTTAGTGAACGTGCGGTGGTGGAAGTGAAAAAGAAACTACCTAACCGCACGCTTGC